ACCAACCGACATTATGAATAAGGAGCAAACAATCAAAGAGATTGAAGAACTTGACCCTTATGTTGAGATTGTCGAAGACTCTAAAGAATCAACTCGATGGACTGAAATCCGTAAGTTGATTCATACTATGTCGTTTTCAGCTAATCCAGGTCGTAATGTAAAACTATACATCAAAGACCGAGTTAGTGGTAAATTGTTGGGATTGGTTTCGTTGGGTTCTGATGTTACCTCATTGGGAGTTCGTGATACCTACATTGGGTGGACAAAGGAGAACAAATTTCAAGATGGTCGTTTGAACCACACCACTATCGCAAGTACCATTGTGTGTACTCAACCATTAGGTTACAATTTCTTGGGTGGTAAGTTAGTCGCATGCATGACTACATCTCCTGTGGTTCGTGAACATTGGAAAGAAAAGTACGGACAAGAACTAATCGCAGTAGGCACCACTTCTTTGTATGGTATCCACTCCCAATATAATGGTATTCCTCACTTTAAGACTTTAGGTGAATCGGCCGGTAAGGTTTCCACCAAACCAGATGATTCGGTATATGAAGTTTGGCATCATTGGATTAAAGAAAATCAGACTGAAGAGTATGACCGACAAACAACTCAAAAAGAAGGTATTGAAGGGCCAGTTTCCGGTGTGAAACAACGTATCCTCACAATGATTTTTAGAGAGTTGGGAATCAAACAAAGTCATTATCAGCACGGATTTAAACGTGGTGTATATTTCGCTCAGATGTATGATAATGGTAATGAATTTCTTCGTAATGAGATTGATGAAAGTCAGTTGAAACTAAAGAAGAAGTTTGAGGATGGTGATGAGTACACTATGAATTGGTGGAAACCAAAAGCTATTCGTAGATACGAAAAACTCTTTGATGAGGGTCGTATCAAACCAGAACCACTATTTTACCTTGACATCATTGGTATGTCTTGGGAAGACGCAAAGAAAAAATACTTAAAAGAAGTTGGCCGATGAGTAATTCATTATGGGTTGAAAAATACCGACCAGACACATTGGAAGGTTATGTTGGAAACGAACATATCCTTGAGAAAGTAAAGATTTACATTGAAAATGAGGATGTACCTCACTTGTTACTCTATGGAGTGGCAGGTACAGGTAAGACTACCCTCGCTAAAATCATCACCAATCAAATTGATTGTGATGTAATGTACATCAACGCTTCGGATGAAAACTCCGTAGACGCAGTTCGTGATAAGATTCGTGGATTTGCATCATCTATGGGATTCCGTAAGTGGAAAGTTGTAATCTTGGATGAGGCTGACTACTTGACACCAAACGCTCAAGCAGCACTCCGTAATCTAATGGAGACTTTCAGTAAATCTACTCGTTTCATTTTGACTTGTAACTATGTAGAGAAGGTCATTGACCCTATCCAATCTCGTTGTCAGACATTCGCTATTACACCTCCATCAAAGAAAGAGGTTGCTAAACGATTGTTTGATATTCTAAACGAAGAGGGTGTTGATTTTCAAAACGAAGACCTTGCTATTCTCGTGAATAGTGGATACCCTGACATTCGTAGAGTTCTAAACGCAGCTCAACGACAAGTGGTTGGTGGTAAGTTGAAGATTGATACTACATCTACAATTCAAGCAAACTACACCGATGATGTAATCAAAGTATTACAAAAGAGTGGTGATATTAAACAACAATTCACCGAAATCAGACAAATCATCGCTGATTCAAAAGTTAAAGATTTTACACCATTGTATCGCTCACTTTATGATGAGGTAGATAACTACGCAAGTGGTAAAGTGGGTCAGACCATCCTAAACATCGCAGATGGTCAATACAAAGACGCAATGGTGGTTGATAAAGAAATCAACGTAATGGCGATGATGTTAAATATATTAATTACATTAGGAAAGTAAATTATGGCAAAATCACAAGAATTGTTTGAGCAGATGCAGGAGTTGTTTGCTCAATTTGAAACGGAACACAATGGTACAACCAAAGCATCTAAAACTCGTGCTCGTAAAGTAATCAACGAGTTGAAGAAGTTGGTAACCGACTATCGTAAGGCATCGGTAGAAGAAAGCAAGTAAGTTATGGCAAAGATGATTAGAGTTGAAACGGATTATCGTTTCTACGCAGTTGACATGACCGATGAACAACTTGAACGATACAAGTCAGGCGATGATGGTGCTGATGAAGTAATGGAAGAGTTGTTAGATGTTGAATGGGAATTCATTCGTGACAAAGATGGTGGAACTGATTATAGATTGGAAGAATAAGTTATGGCTAAAAAAGGTAAAATTGTACAAATGGGACAACCCGCACAGTCCCCAACTATGAACTTGGATGTTACAAAGTTAAAGAACGTAACGTGTCCACAATGTGAAGGTATCTTCTTCGATGAACTACAAATGTTCAAAGAAGTATCAGCAGTTCAATCACCAAATGGTCAGGCGTCTATGTTACCTATCCCTGTGGTAGTGTGTAACAATTGTGGTACTGTTCACCCAAAATTCACTCCAAAGGAGTTGTTTGAAGATGGCGGAGACCAAGAAGGCTAAGACCTTATTTGAACATCTTTCGGGAATAAAGGAGAAGAAAACTCCTTGGGAGTCCCTTTCAGTTATGGATAGAAAAAGTTTTGAACCATTTATGGTGAATCGATTCTTGTCTATGAATATGGAACTCCTTGAGTTGGTCAACGAGTTACAAATGTACACCATTGGCCAACTCTCCCCCAAAGATGTTTATAAGTTGTATTTAGAGGTTCTACCCAAGAAAAGGTCGTTTGATAAATACATCAAAGCCAAGGGTAGTGATAAATACAACGATAATGTCTTGGATTATCTATCAAGATACTTTGGGGTATCCCAACGTGAGGTTAAAGACTACCTTGAAATCTTATCAAAGGATGATGTAATTAGTATCATTCAGAAATTCGGTATAGAAGAAAAAGAAATCAAAAAATGGCTGAAGTAATCAGAGAAGCAAAAAACAAAGTAGAGTGGGTTAGAGAAGAAGAACGCCCAATCTATGGAGAACCAACCGCAGTACAATATTGTGAACAAATGTACCCTGAAATGATGGAAGAGTACAAACGAATTATGTGGGAACAATACGAGACCTTTTGTAAGAAGCAACGAAACTACGGACCTGGTAATATTTCCGTAGGAACGACCCTACAAACTAACGATGATGTTAAACTATCACTTACAGGTTTGTGGTTTAGAATCAACGACAAGGTACAGCGATTGAAGCAAATGGTAGTATTGGGTCAACCTGATGAGGTAGGTGAGTCGGTTCAAGACACATTCCAAGACTTGTCGGTTTATGGTATTATCGCCCAAATCGTTCAGAATGGCAAGTGGGCAAAATAAAAAACCCGACTATGTGGTGTATACCGAAGAGGATGGGTACAACGCCCATCTTCTTCCATACGCTACTTCGGTAGGTGCTCCGGCTATACACGTTGAAGATGTTGACCTGTGGAAACAACGTGGTGTAAACAAAGTCAATAAGCAGATTCAAACCAAGTTTAACGAACTCAAAGATGAGTATCAAAGACTTGTAGAAGAATACAAGTGGAATGAGTTAGTATATACCGCTAAATTTTCATTTGAACCTGTCATTGGTGAAACATACCACCTTTATGTTGGTAAAGATGGTGGTGTCTTTTTATCGTTAATAGGGCCTAACGAATGGGGTAGGGAGCATATTGGTTCGTTTAGGTTAAATAGTCAACAAAAATGGATTAAAATAACAATTTCTTAACATAGAAATTTGGTGGTTTCACTATAATTTCGTATATTAGAGTAGATGAAAAAGTCAGTCGTATCAAACATATTTAATTTCCCAGTTCACCAAGAAAAGAAAGGTGATGTTAAAATCTCCTATTCGCAATACACGATGTGGGCTAATTGTCCTAAACAATGGAAGTTAACGTATATGGATGGTATTAAGGAGTTTGACCCCTCAATACATCTCGTGTTTGGTACAGCGATGCACGAGACCATTCAAGGATGGTTAAAGGTTGTATATGGTGAGAGTCCATCAAAAGCTGATGAGATGGATTTGAATCAAATCTTGTTAGAGGAAATGGCCAAAGAGTATAAAGTTATGATGGCCCAATATGGTAAGAAGTTTACCACCAAAGATGAGATGAATGAGTTCTATGCTGATGGTGTAGAAATCCTAAACTTCCTTCGTAAGAATAGAACTGACTACTTTTCCACCAAGAAACTACGTTTGGTTGGTGTAGAACTTCCAATCTACTACCCAGCATCAGAGGTGAACGAACACGTTATGATGAAGGGATTCCTTGATTTGGTGTTTGAAGTTATTGAAGATGGAACGATTGAGATTTGGGACATCAAAACTTCAACTAAAGGTTGGAATGCGTACCAAAAGAAAGATAAAACCAAGACTGCTCAGTTGGTCTTGTATAAGAAATTCTTCGCTGAACAATATGGATATCCTCTTGAGAAGATTCAAGTAAGATACTTTATCGTTAAGAGAAAACTTTGGGAAGAAGCTATGTTTGCTCAAAAACGTGTTCAAGAGTTCGTACCGGCTCATGGAACTCGTACTATGAGAAATATCGTAGACAACTTCAATACCTTCATCACCGAATCATTTAACGAAGATGGTTCATATAATACCGATGGAAACTTCCCACCACTCGCAGGAAAGAACAATAAGAATTGTAAGTATTGTCCTTTCAATAAGAGTGATTTGTGCCCGAGAAAGGAGCGCATCAAAGAGTAACCAATAGTTATTTATATGAAAAGATTGTTATTATTAACAATTGTTGGGTTTATTTCGGCATCACCCGTTAGGTATGTCGTTCCTCAAGAAGCTATTGAGTTGGAAATCAAAGAACTCCAACTTGAAGTATCTGAACCTAATTTAAAGTTACAACCTGTTATTCATTCAAAATCCTATACCGAGTTGGTGAATGCTATGATTTGGGTTGAAAGTAAGGGGAACGATTCTGCATATCATAGAGGTGAGAAGGCCGCCGGTTGTTTACAAATCAGACCGATTATGGTAAAGGAAGTAAACCGAATCCTATCTTTAAAAGGTTCAAGTTACATATATACATTAGAAGATAGATGGAGTCGTGATAAATCTATCCAAATGTTTAACATAGTTACAAATTATTATCATCCTAATGGGACATATGAAGAAATCGCCCGCTGCTGGAATGGCGGCCCGAAGGGACTACAAAAGAAACAAACCCAAAAGTATTGGCGCAAGGTTCAAAAAAGAATTAAACATAATGAGAGTCGCACTGATAGGTAGTACAGGTTA